GCTAAATTAGAAAATGTTTCACCATTAGTTTGAGCAATTGCGTCAAGTCGTGCAAGACCAAGCGCTGCATTGTCAACTGTTAAGTTAGTAGTAGTTGCAAGAGTAGAAACAGTAGAAATAAATTCTGGTAAGTTTTGTACAGATATACCTAACTGACCACCTAACTCACCAATTCTTGCCAGCTCACCTGCTGATACAGGTATTGTTGTTGACATTCTTAAAATAGATCTTGATAAATCTTCAAATTGAGACTCACTAGCCTCTACTGTTTTTCTTATTCCTGCAAAAGCACTTTCAAACATTGCTGTAGCTTGTACAGCTTTTATCAATTCAAATGTTACTGCTGCTATACCAACTAAAGCACCTGAAATAATTGCATACTGCGCTGATTGAAGTTTTTTGGTGGCATCGGACATAGCCTGACCACTTTGTTGTATGTCATTACGAAGTGCATCACCTACTGGTGTAGCACCGATCATTAATTTTAGAAATCCAACCTTAGCTTGTGGGGGCATCTTCTTTACCTATTCTCTTTTGATCTGTGATCATATCATCTATGGAAGTGGCAACTCTTTGCCTTTTCGATCTACCTCTGCGTTTGTCTAGTTCCTCTTTATACCAATTTTTTGGTGGATCTTTAGACAATGCTTCCGTTGGATCATCACCATCCACTATTGCCTTATATGCGTCTGCAAAGAATAATGATTGATCTATAGGAATTGTACCAAGCAATCTGTAAAATTTGCGCCATTCAATTTCTAATGGTTCATATATGTTATATATTTTTATAAAGTCTGATTCAACTGCTGACCATTTATCTAGTATGTCATCAATTGAATAACTTATTTTGGGCTATCACCCTCATCCTCGTCTTCAACTGGTACAGCATTAAGATCTTCTGGTGTCATACCGTATTCAGACATAAGATGTTGTGATATTTCTTGCAATGTAGGTAGATCTACCTTTGCTGATATTTTATCAAAATTGTCTTGTCCCATAATTGCGACAAACCATTTTGGTAGATTTGGTGCTGCGATTGAGCCATCTTCTTCCAGCCATGTTAACTGTGTTAAAACAGTCTCTGCTGTAAGGAAAGGTGGAAAAGTAAATTCTTCTCCGTCTACCCCAATCACAATTGGTTCCTTATTAACGCCCTCTTTCGCAGCACTAAAATCTTTAAAACGCTTACTCATGTGTTTCTCCTCCCATCGTTAAAGCGAATTAGTTAACAACTCCTTCAGTTGAGCCGTTAGTATTTTCTACTATTCTAAATAGATTTTCTTTTCCATCAGTTGTTCCAACAGATGTTGAACTTGAATCTGGAACTAGAATTTTAAACTCAACAGCAATAAGCACTTTTTGAGGTGCTTTTTGATGAGCCATAGAAAATGCACCAACATTGACAGCTCTAGGAATTTGAAAGTGTCTGATTGCACCAGAGGCACCTTCAGTTACTAACAATAATGACTTTTCGTTAAAACCAGTTGTAGCTGGTGGCACTAATGTGTCATATCCATCTCCGTATGCTGTGTCATCTTCATCTAGAGTTCCACCACCAAAAGCAAGGTTTAAGTTTGTTAAACTTGCTTGAGCTAGTGTTCCAGTGATTCTTATTTCTTGTGCAGTTTTAACTGATTTAATTGGATCAATTTCCTCTGCAACCATGATGTCCTCAAAAGACTTATCGTACTCTAGAGTCCATCCATCTTCGGAATAACCAACATCTGACCACCCAGAGGCAATTTCTGCCCACTCAGTAGCTGTAGTGCTGTCTGCACCTGGGAACGCTGTTCCTTTATTAGCTGCATACAAAACACCTGTGCCGATAAGCACATCAGATATTGTACCTGATGTATTATATGATGTTGTTGACATACAATACTCCTAACTTATACTTCTAATATGTTTGCAAACATATCTTTTACTCTTCCTCGGATCCATACCAATCTTCAGAAATGTCAGGCTCTTCAACAACTGGATCAACCATATTGTCTATAGTCAATTCAGATTCTTTGACTCTTGTAATTTTCCAGTCTTGATCTTCTGTGATAAATCTTGGCATGCTATGATCCCACATACGACCTCTGGATTCTTTTAACCTACTCCAGTCTTTAAGGCTTACTTCTTCCCATACATCTTTGGTAAATTTAATACCAGTAATAGCGTCACCAATACTATCTGCTGGATAGATCGGATTAACTTTAACTTTAATCTTTTTACTATTTGCCATAATTTACCTCAAGCAATATATTAGAGGATTAATTTGCAGATTAGTGTTATTCGGAATGTCTATAGAACATAGTTACGCCTATAGAAAAGTTAGCTACGAGTATCTCTTCTTCCTCAACTCTTGTAGGCATAGAAGTTATTTCAAAACCATATATTTTTGCTTTAGTTCCACCAGAAGTTTCCACCATTGAACTTCCAGCTTTAAATATTTGTGAAGATATTACTTGTGCTACATTTGAAGCTGTAGAATAATCTGGCTCTGGTTTAGTTCCATCTCCACCCCAACGACCTGCATAACAATCAATAGAAAAATCTGACTCATTGATAGCTGTTTGGCTTGCAGGGTTAATTAATGCACTACCTCTATTAGTTATGACAACAAATGGAAGTGTTGGTTCTAAAGGTAGCCTTGTAGCAACTCTTGTACTAATTAGATCTGTAATTGCTGTTTGATCTAATAACCATTGGCGAAATATAATTTCAGCGTCAGGTGGCATATTTGCATATTCAATTCCTTGCATTATCTCATCTTTCCTGGTACACCTGCTTCATACCCCATTGCTCTTAATAAACTACGATCCTCATCTGTAACATTTCTAGCTGAAAGCTCAAAAGAGTTCCAACCACCTTTAGGAATACCTGGTTGTAAATATTTAGGTGTTAAAGCACTTTGAGGTCTAAATTGAAACTCCCAGTTTTCTATATGCTTAGTAGCAACTTCTAATCTTTTAGGTAATTCGTCTGCTATAGCCATTTTAACTGCATGTCCCCACCAATAAGGTTTACTAGAATTTATCCACTGACTATGATTATTAATTCCAAATTTACGAAGATCATAAAATGCACCTTTGTATATTGTTTTCCACCAATAAGGTGCTAGATCAGCAACATCGCCAAAATTACCTTCAGAAGATCCTACTGTAATAGTTCCTGCAACTAGCGCTTCTGGATCATTAGTTGTAAATCCACGATTATTAATACTATCAATTAATGAACCAGAAAGAATAGGCGCACCTGCCATTCCACCTGAATTTAAACCAATCATATATGCTTGTATAGTTGACAAAAACTTTACTGGGCTATATTCCGACACACTAACGCCAGAAGTTTCATAACTAAACTTTGCTGCCTGATATTGCCTTTGCATTTTAGGTTCTAGTAAAATTGCTTTCTTGGCTTCTTCTGTCATAGCATATCCATTTATGTATGCTTGAATTTGTGTTTTTCTATTAAAGAACTGTTGTATTTCTCTACCAACATATCTACCGTAAAAATTGTTAGCTAATCGTGACGCAAATCCTAAACCCTGTGGAATTACAGCTTGACCAAATTTACCAGCAATACGACCTGCAACTCTACGACCTACCCTAAACTTTATACCCTGACCACCAGGTGATATAGATTTTAAATCTGAAGTAAGCCTTGCTGTTGTAAGAGAAATCCTACGAATACCTCTTAAATTATTTTGATAAACATTTAAAGATATTAAGTTACCAGTTCCGTATCTTGCTGATGAAGTATTGTATAAAAAATTTCTAAACCTGTTAACTTTTGAAGGATTTATTTGTTTTACACCCATTAACCACTCCTACGCATTGTGACTGTTTTGATTACTGGGTTTGAATATCTATTTTTCTTTTCCTCAATACCCAATACATCGTAATATTTACTATTCAATACTGCTCTGTGTGAAGTTTTTACATTTACATTTGCAGGAATATGGATATCAATTTCAGATACTTCAGTATCTCTAGTTCCACTATCCTCATCTGATGTCCTTGGATCAATACGACATTTTGTAGTAATATCATCAACCCAATCAGAATTATACAATCCTCTTTCATCGACTGTAGATGTTCCAGCAGATTGGAATACGACAGTTTCTTTTAGATATGTTTGGTAGTTGTAAGACATACCTATACTTTACTAATTAAAAGCTATTTTTTAGGTATCTAAACTTTTTCTAAGTTTATCTAACCTGCTACGCATATCTTCTAAATTATTTAATTTTTCTTTTATATCAATGTTGGTACAATCTGGATAATCTTTACAATATTTTGAATATCCGTCAATATATTTAGCAGATCGCTTATATTGATCAATAGGCTTTTTTTCTTTACAGCCCTCACAAACTTTTTCAGTAGGGTTCATTTTTTGATTATATGCCCATTGTTGAGCCTCAAGAACAGCGAGATATATGGCTGGATCCTCTTCGTACCAACTTACAAACTTTTCATAACCAATAGGAAGGTCAGCATATGTAATTCGCCTAGTTAATGTGTATTCACCTGATCTAATTCTTTCAACTACTTTCCTAGATATCTTGTAATCTATTTCTGATATTTTCGGAAATCCTGCTTGATCTCTTAACTGTCTAACTCTTTCGTGTGAACAGTCCCATTCTTTAGCCCATTCACTTAAACGCTTATATGGATCTTTTTTAAATAATTCATATGCTTCTTCTACACTAGGCAATCTTCTACTTGGCATTTTTCCTACGCTTTCTAGTTAATCCTCTTTGTTTACGAATTTTCCTACGCTCTCTTTCAGATAAGCCACCCCATATTCCAAACTTTTCTGCATTTACTATTGCATATTCTAAACAGTGTTCTTGAGCTTTACAGGAATTACATAATTCTTTTGCTTGTCTAGTGCTTGCACCTCTTTCAGGAAAAAAGATGTCTGGATCAGCGTCTTTACAGTTGGCATCGACTTGCCACCATAGTTCTTGTAATCTTAATAAATTACTTAGAGATTCCTCTTTATATTCCACTCTTCACCTGCAATAATTTCACTAAATTTTTGGTTGACATAACTTTCCATATCAACTCTCTCTCTTGTGTAATTATTTAGGTAAACAGACATTAAACCGTGATAGTTTAGAAATCCTATTAGATACACATATGTTGCAAGATCCATTAAACGAATACCTGCTTTTTATATGGTTGTAATAAGAGTTTATCTGATTGCTTGAGAACTTCGCCATCGAAATATGCTAAAGGATCAGCAAATCTCACAGCAAGATCTCCAATGCGTTCTTCAATTACATTTGTCATAGTAGCCCCATTAGTTGAATCACTTAAATGTGTTTCAACTGTGCCTGTCTTAGCTTGACTGCTCAAGTTTAAGGCAGACATGACAATTCTTGCAGAAACTCTTGCACTTGTAAACTTTATGTCGTCAGGAATTGTAGAATATCCTGCGTTATAAACAATTGTGATGTTTTTAGGTTTAGCACCAGACCAACGACCTAGTACTCTTTCGACTCTACCATTACTATGGTAAACATAATCAGATTCATTACCCTCTGATAAACTATTACCATCTTCAGTGATTGATGTTATCGAATTTACAGGAATATGCTTTAAAGCAAGTTCCCTGATATTATCACCGAATAATATTTCTGTATGATCTGCTAATTCAATATCATAACCTAAATATGTTTTAATAACCTGATCAGCAAATGGAATAATATTATTTGTGATTGATGTTTGTAATGTAGAGCTAAAGTCAATTTGGACAATAGCTTCTACATCAGAATAACTACAGAGAGCCATTTAGGATCTCCTTACTTATCTTCTACATCTTTTGGCTTAACAGCCTTATTTTCAACTTTCTTTTTAGAAACTTTCTTTTCTGGCTTAATATATCCAATTTCTTTCAAATAACTTTCTGGGTAGCTTTTACCAGCGCCACCTAACTTAGAAGCATTTGATTTTGGAAGTTCAGCTTTAGGTCCTTCAAAAAAGGATCCATCGCCCATTTGCCATAAATCTTTCTCTAATGTTATAAATTTCTCTGCCATAATGATTTAATCCTAACTTACTTTTAATACTTTTTGGGTTTTTGCCTCTTAAATGCGTATGGGGGCGTTAGCCCCCATACTAAAACTACTTAATAAAATTAAGCGTTTGTGATCTTATGGAATGCTGCTTGTCTGTAAACAGGGAATCCAACACGCATTGTAGCTCTGATCACCATGATGTTCTTTGTAAAGTTTTCACCATGTGAATCAGAAACTGCGATGTCAATACCTTGTCTCATGACAACATGTGCAGCTTCTCCACCACCAAATTTACCAACTAGCATGGTACCTTCGGAAATAGCTGTTGAAGGAACGACTTTAAGTCCCCACAATTGATTAGCTACTCCTCCAGCAAAACCACCTGCGCTAGCAAATACAGGGCTTTTAGCTGTATATCCAGCAGAGCTTGTGCCTGCAAAGTCTTCATCTAATTGAAGTACGATTTGCGCCCAATCATTAGGGTGGATAACAACAGCATCTGGCTCAGTAAAAGCATTTACACGAATATCGGTAATTGCATTATAAATTGCGCCAATTCTGCCTAAGCCACCTGCGTAGCTGGAATAATCAGTTGATCCAACGCTTGCTTTACCAGCGTCTAAGATACCTTCTAGGTTTGGGGAAGTACCATCTCCTGAAAGAAGTTGGCTGTCCAAACGAAGTCTGATCATTGTTTGCAATCTTGAGTTCAAATATCCCTCAAGGCCAGAAACATCTGCCATTAATTCATCAGTAACTGGTATATTTACACCAAGTTTTGAAATTGTGGCTGTTCTCTCTGTGAATGCTAATGCTGCTTCACCAACTGCTGCTGCCTCTGCGGCTTCAGCTGCGTTATTTGTGAAAGTTGTTTCTTCCAAATAAACGAAAGCGTTTTGATCTGTTTGAATTTGATCAAACAATCCAATAACTGCATTAGGATCACGAAGAGCTGTTTCCAAAATACCAGGTTGTCTTAAAGACTCTGGTGGGTATCCAGTTGTAGTTAAGTTAGTCTTAACTTCAAAAGGAACTGTGCTTTGAATATTCTTAGCACCATTTTCAACATAGCTTTTGTAAGCTGCTGATTTTAGAACTTCTGCACCAAAAGATGAACCTTTTGATTCTTCTGATGGGTTAGGTATGCTTGCTACAGGGCTGTCGCTCATATCTAATTTAGATTTAGCTTCAGCTACTTTAAGATCATCTCTTAAACCTTTAAGAGCTTCATTTCTATCAACGATAGATTTTTTTTGCTCTGAAGTAGCGCCACCGTCTTGTTCTGAGATTTGGTCAAAAAGACCTTTTAATTCAGCAGATTCTTTAGCGATGTCTTCACGGATTTTTTTTACATCCATTATTACTCCTCGATAATTTATTCTGTGTCTTCTAATTCAATGTCGGTTAATGTAATGTCAGACAATACTTCTTGACTTTCTAGCCAAAGATTATCTAACTCTGTGTCTACTTCTACTTCTACTTGATCAACAGGTTCCTCAGTTTCTCTTTCATCACCTGTATCAACCTCTGGTTCTTCAGCAGGATCTACAACCTCAGCCTCAGCTTTTGGTTCTTCCTCTACTACTTCCTCTTCAGTTTCAACTTCGTCTGAAATTTCTACTTCAGTTTCTGCTATTTGATCTTCTATTTCGGTATTTTCAACTGTTTCAGTTTCCAATGCACCCTCACTTCCAAATTCTTCTACGAATTTATCTAGTTCATCAAAAGCATCTGCGACACTTTCTTGAACTGTTCTGAGAGCTTCTGTTGCTGAAACCCCCAACTTCCTACCATTCTTTTGTCGGAGTTCTCCTATAGCTTGAACTCTGGCGACTAGGCTATTCAATGCTGCAAGCACATCTTTTACCTCATCAGAAAAGCGTTTACCTTGCACGCTGGCACTCTTTTCCGAAACTTCTAAATTTTGTATCTTTTCAGGATCAGGTTCTATAAGATTGTCTTTAACCTGTTTCATTTTTTCAGCAACTTCCCTGACTAAATCAACCCACCACTGTGGCAAGTCTGCATTTTCATCTTTTGGAATTGCTTGTAAAATATCTTTCATGTCATTTGCAATATTTCCAAGAGCTTCCATTGCTGCATGTTGTTCAGTGTGTGTCTTAGCTTCTTTTTTCATACTTTCCTCATATTGTTCATGAGTTGCGCATGGCATAAAATACACGGATCCATTGCTATCTATACTATGAGATCCAGAACAGCCAAGTTGTTTTGCTCTTTCCTCAGCTTCTTCTTGTGTGTTGTATAGATCTCCAGCTAATTTATTTTTCTCTTCAACTTCTTCATCTTGATCTTCAGATTGGAAACTGTCGTGTCCAAGAACACCTTTCTCATCGGTGTCTTTGTTTGTTGACTTAATTGCCATAGTGAATGTATCTTGGTTAGCTCCAACCAAAACTGGGCTAACTTCATATACCGATAAATTTTTGAGGTATCGAACATCTTGCTCATCTTGATCAGATGATTTTTTAAACTTTCCATATTCTGAATCTTCTACTCTAAAACCAAAAGACCATTGTTGCAAATTACCCATATTCTTGACAAGTTTGTAAGCCTCTGATCCACTGTCAGTGTCCATAAAAAACTCACCGTCAAAAACTGCTTTTTCACCATCTTTTACAATCTTTCCTCTACCTATTGGCTTATCCCATTGGTGCGCCCAGACCATTGGTACTTCTTCATTTACTGGATCAAAACCTGATTTGATAGCTGTAGGTAAAACGACATCACCGTCACTGTCCACATCGTTGAAAACAGAAAATACAGCTTTGACTTTGCCTTCTTCACCTTCTGATTTACTAAACTCTACATCTATTTTTTTATACTCTTCAGACATATTGCTATAGCTCCTATCTAATATATATATTTAATTGGTGCGCACAGCTCTACTGCCTAAACAGTACAACAATGGTATTTTATAGAAAAAAAATTAAAGTTAGTGTATTTCCGATTGCCACTTGATATTTGCCAATCACTGCTATACTAATATTGTGAATTTAGAGATAGTAAAAATATCAACTTTGCACATTGGATCTGGATCTTTCAGGCTTGAAGTCATGTCTGACGGTTCAGCTACTTTGGATATTTTTGATCGTGAGGTCCCATTGTCTTTAAATGATTTTAAAATAAGAGTATCGGACAATTTTAGCGCTAAAGATTTTACATATGGCGCTGAGGATAGGAACGAGTTATTAAAATGGCTGAAGAAAGAACTACAAAATCTGTAGCACCTTTTCACATGTTCATGGACGCTTTAGCGAAAGCTGATAAATCCAACAGAAATAAGTTAATTACTGATGAATTAGCATTAATTAATTCTGATGAACAAGTTAAGTTAGTTAATGAATTGAGATCTAGAGGTATTAATTATATCCCTAGCGAAAATCGGAGATTTTACGAAGTTTAGAAACTGGTTGTATTACTGATCTATCAGTTTCTGTTCTAGATCCATCTTCATTAATAGCCCAAACTTTAATTTTAGCTATAGGCTTTTCTGGTGTTGCGTCCATTTTTTCTTGACCTACTGAGATAGATCCAGATGTAGCTACACTTGTCACAATTCCATTAGCTGTTGAGGCTGGTTGTGGATCTTTATTTATACTCCATGAAACAGCGTCACCTTTTTTAATTGATCCTGCTGGTGCTTTTTCAGATCTTGCACTTTCAAACTCAACTTCAAAAAGAGCTTCTGCCTCTTCAGTGCTTACATTGATCTCCTCAATAATATTTTCATTATTTTTTTTAGAGCTTAAAGGATGATTGCTTGGTAACAAATCTGTATCATAAGCAGTCCTCTTGAATTTACCAGTTCTTAAAGCTGTTAATAGTCCATTCACTCTGGCCATTGCCCATTGTTGTGGTGAACTTACATTACCCCTGACAGATCCAGGATTATTTTGATATGCTGCTAAACCTCTGTTATAACTTGCAGTCAACATTCTTAATGTAGCTCTGTATTTAGGATTTTTTGCATTATGATCTTCCACTTTTTTCTTTAAAGAATCTTTAACTACTTGTGATAATGCTTTGCTCTCAATTTCAGCGAGTAATTCCTCTTGTATCTTTCTTCTTTCCCTGACAACTTTTTTGTATTCATTTACAGTTTTTTTCATAGCAGAAACGCCAGTTTTAGTAACTCCACCCCACTTCATAACTGCAATGTAACCATTTAGTTTTGTATTCCCAGAATGTCTTGCCATAAAACTTTCTCTACGCTTTACCCAATTTAAAACAGATTCTGATCTATCGCCTGATCTGTACTTAGTCCATCTGTTAAATGCGTCATTGCCAGTAAATGAAGTTGGTGGATTACCACCTGTACCAGCTCTACGCCAAATCTCTGGCCAGTTTTCTTTTAAGTCTTTTACATAGTTATAATCTGGAAATTGTTTAAATTTGCTATTACTGATCGATATAGTTTGATTATCACCTGAACTAGGAAAGTTAGTTTTCTTAGGTGCTTTCACATCTTTTTTCATTCTCTCAAGTTCATCTCTTGCTTCACTTTCAGATGAAAAACACTCTATAACATCATTAGTATCATGATCTAAAATACACCATGCACCATTTGGCATTTCAGCAACATATTTCATTTCCTCTTCATCTAGATAAGTTGGTGTTGGTTTTACCACTGGAGATCTAGTTGAGTCAACGCTTGCGCCATCAGTAGTCAAAACTTTATCAATTAATTGTTTTGCAATTTGCAAAACTGGATCTTCTTGTACAGGTTCTGTTTCCTGTTCTTCTTGAGGTATATTATTTTGACCTGGTGCTGTTTCGATCATATTCATTGGTCTTAAATAAACCTCATGACTGTCATCAACATCAAGTCCTACTGCTTTTCTAGCCTCACCAATTGTTATCCAACCACCTTGAACAGCAGTATTCATTCTTTTATAAAGATCATCTTTATCTTGTGATAATGCCCTTACATCTTCAAGATCGTATTTAATACTTAACCCTTCAGCTTCATAATCTTTTCTTAATAATTGATGTGTAAGCTCTGATGCTACAGATTTCCATAAAGGTACTAATTTTTGTTCTGTAAAAAATTCTCTTAATTCACGAGTATTGTTATATGTCGCTGCGTCCAAACCAGCTCCGAGTCCAGCGAGAATTGCTGGGACACCTAAAACAGCAGATACTCTCTCTTCAGGCAATTTCCTAAGTTCAGTTAAGTTCATTTGATCTGGTGAAAAAGACACGACTTCAACATTCATCGCACCTGACAAGATCATTGGCGCACCTCTGTTCTTGCCACCAAACTTCTGCTTGTACATCGCAGAGATAGCCTCAGCTTCCTCTTTCGATGGACCACCCATTGAGTCATCTTTTGGAGAGAGTATGACACCTGGTACAGCCATGTTATGTAAGAGTGCTGCTGCATACTGTCCTGCCGCCTCATCTCCTAAGATTTCTCTTAATACTGATTTTAGAGGAGCGAAACCTCGTCTATGGTTATTTGGATCTATTCCTTGACGAATATGCACTATATCGTTAGTTGGAACGATTATACTATTACCTCCAAGTCCACCATAAGGACTGTATTTAAAATGTGTAATTAAAGTATTTTCATCACCTTTAGGTTCAACCATATTTGGCATTAAAGGTACCAGCTCTACCACATTTCCATCTACATTTCGGTTTTTATACAGATAAGCATCTCCATAAGCTGATAATGCTGTAACAATATAATGAGCCATTAACACACCTGAAGTAAATGGATTTGGTCTATTTAATAATTTTAAAACTGGATGATTTTTTATTCGATCATTTCCATATTCTGCTTCATCATCAATAACAATATTTTTTGGTTCTGCAAAAGATGTTGTCAATACATTCAAACAAGCAACTACTGCTGAATTGTTTGATCCATCTCCGATATCATCTAATTCTGAAACTGGCCAGTAACCAGCATCTGTATTGTAACCGTAAACTGCTCTGTCTAAACTTGTTTGCTGATTATATCTACTATATTTTTGTTGTTGTCTTTGTGTTGGTTGATTAAGGTAATCAACAAATCTACCTATTCTTGATTTATTATCTGCCATTTAAAATGCTATCCATTCTCTACGCACTTGAGCGCATAAAACTCCGTATGCTAATGCATCCACTACATCATCATGATGACCTACTGGAAATGTCATTAATTCTCTTTCTACTTCAGGTAACCACATCGCACCTTGTCTAAAGTATACATCTCCAGACTCCATCCTTGCTGCTAAAGGCATGGCACGACTAATTTTATCTTTGTCAGCTTTCAATTCCTTGACAGCTAGACCATCTCTTTTAGCAAACTGGATAAGCGAAAGTTGGAAACCTGCTCGTTCCATACCAACCCATTGTAAATCAAATTCTTTCATTTTTTGTCTTATTTTAGGTATTATGTCTGGTGCTTGCATCCTTTCACGATGAATATCCAAAATAAGTATTTTACCTTGTGGTGTGACTGCGCAACTGGCTATAACTGTATAATCTGCGTTTTCATCAATGCTAGTTGCAAGATCTACTGTAGCAAATCTTGTACATTCTGATAACTCTACATTTTCAGAACCAGTAAAGTATCTACCATTTTTTTCTTTAAAATAACTAAGCCACTCAGGTTTTAATAAACCTTGTCCAGCCTCTACAAATTCAGCTAAATATTCCTGAGCGTAAACAATAGATCCAACTTCTGTTTTAGCTTGTTCAACTTCTGCTTTATCTACAAGAGGATTAGACCAGCTAGGAAATTGGAATCTTTCCCAATCCTCTCTACCCTCAGCCATTTCCCACAATTCATAAAACCAATTGTTCATACCTATTGGTGTTGAGATAAATAAAGCACCACCTTTTCTTTCAGTAAGAGTAGGTCTTAGAACTTGTTGCCATACATCAGGCTTAACGAATGCTGCCTCATCCATTACTAAGAAATCCAAACCTTCACCACGAAGTCTATGTGGTGTATCAGCAGATCTAACTGCAATAGATCCACCTGTTTGAGGGAATTTTACTTCCATATTGACTAATGAAATATTAGGTTCTAAAAGTTCTGGGAATGATCTTGCTGATTCTTGAATATCACGCCAACCAACTCTTGCGATTGAATAAGTAGGTGCAACCCACCAAGCTCTTTTACCTTGCAAGGCTTT